TGCCAGTAGCAAACCTTTGCTTATCGAAAATGATAATGTCAAAAGGATACACTTGAGCAGAGGCATGCAAGAAACTTCTATCAAAAGCTTCAGCAATTCTTAACTGATCAAATCTAATTCTTTGACAAGTTCCAGAAATGTTAGTTGATTGGTTTGGTACAGAGTCAACGTGACCGTCGGTTCCGACTTCATCAATCATCTTAATTGAACGCTTCTCAGAAATTGCCATTGATTGCACGGCTGCAATAGGAACATAACCACCTGGTGCCGTTGGATTTCTAACAGTAAGTAATATGTTAGTTGAAATTCCAGTGGAAGTTAAGTTAGTAGCACTGTTTGTATTAGTTCCACCTGGTACATATAAGGTAGATCCTGTTTGTGGATAAGATGAAGTCATATTTATTTACTCCTTGATACTATATATCAAGCTCCTAAGTTTCCAACATTAACTCGGATATAAATCCAGTTTAATGGATATACTGGTTGTACACTTACGATAATATCCCATTGACGTGGATCAACTTGATCTTGTTTTACTGACAATCCACGATAGGCAGTAATTAGTCCTTGAGATACTAGAGCATTCAGTAGCAATACAGCTTCTGTGTTTAGGGCGACTGGCGTATTGACGGTCTGTGGAGTTCCAATGAATCCCGCAAATCCTGAACGTAATACCTTAGCAACTCTGTCTCTGATGAAGACGATAGAGATTTCTTGTTCCTCTGGGAAACCAGACTGGCTGGTTGTGATACCCCATACCATTCTTCCACCGCCTGAAACTGGTTGCAAGGTTGTAACACCTGCAGCAGCTAATTGCTCAAGTACTAGAGTAGAATAGGTTTTGTTTCTTAAGATTGTAAATCCGCTTAGCACCTTGTTGGTGAATGGATTCTCTAACTTCAAATCTCTGTTAGCCATACCGGCGGCAGCCGCGGCAAGGTAGAATCCATCGATTAACACGTTGTCTGCTCCAGCCTGAACAACAATCTGGTCAGGATAGAAGTAAACTGCTCTGAATGTTTGACCATAAGAGTTGGCTACAGAGTAGTTTGCCAAGTCTTCGATATTGCCAGACAAAACGTCCGTAATGTTAGCTCCCTGGATACCCTCTAGGATACCAATGTTCTCTACGGCGGCTGGTGATGCACCAGTCAAGTTAGCAGGAGTTAATCCTTGGATTGCTCCAATGAATAGGATTCTTTCTTTTCTGTTAGCAATACCACTCATTGAGATACAGTGGCTCAAACAGTTTTGGAAGATAACACTTGGAGTTTGATTTGGTAGTGGTACCAGAATATCACATTCAATAGTTTGTAGAACTTCAAGAGCACTGACCCAGCCAGCATCATAGAATGATGCATCTCTTGCGTCAACAATTGTTACTCTAAGTTGGTTTCCGTTTGGAACAACGTTATGGTTTAGAACTAGGTATGAGCTAACTGCGGTCGTATCTAGAACTTCATATCTAACATTAGCTTCACTTACGAATACCATCTTCAAAGTTAATTGGTTTGTTCCTGAGTTATAAGCAGTGATATCGTAGGTTCCATTGTTGCCAACTAAAGATCCGCTAATCTTTAGTCTGTAGTCTGCTATTAAGTCTAAAGTAATTGCAAAGCTACCAAAGTTAACTAATGTGCTAGTGAAAGTAGCAGTTTCAGTTCCCAATAAAGCTACTAGTGTTCCATCTGTTCCAGAAGATAATGCCACTGGCAATCCAGTTGGAATATGAATCAATTCAAAAGTTGCTGGAGTTTCTGAAACAAAATCAGGTAATGTTGTGACCGGTTCAATAGATAGTTGACCGCTAGATACGGCAGTAATATTGAAGGTTCCAATATTTCCCTTGTTAACTGAGTCAATTACCTTAAGACTCTTGCCAACGTAAGTTGAGTCAAAAGTAATGCTTGGAGAAGAGAATGTCGCTCTAATTCCATTGAATCCTGGAAGTCTTCCAAGATATCCATCAAACCCTGTGCTTATAGCTTCGAAACTTTGAGTTACTGTATAATCGAAAGAATATCCAGCAGGAGGTTGAAGATTGCTGAATATAAATTGACTTGCAGTTGGGTTACCACCAGTTCCAAGAGTATAGTAAGTGTACTTATTTGGTAGTAACTGAGTTTCAACTTGAGTCGTTGGATTTGTTACGAAAACGTGAATGTCAGCGTTGAAATCTGGAACCACTCCAAGTGGGAACGGGAAAGTAAAGTCATCTGGGTTAGTAGAAAGAGCACTAACTGATGGAGACAAAACATAAGATGTTCTTCTTGGTAATGGAGGTGCGGCTTGCATACCAATAAGAGACGATGCTCCATTGGCAAAATACAACTGAGCACCTAAGCTTAAATTATTGGTCAAGCTTGGAGATCCAGAGAAATTGAATACGTCTGTCATTCCTGCAAGAAGCGTTGGAACGTTAACTTTTCCAAGTGGAACTGAGTTTACAGTAAGAGAATCGCCACGTACTAGAACTCCGCTAGATACCATAACGGTAAATCCATCACCTTCACGGAATGGAGAAGTTGCTATGCCACCAACAGACGTTTCAGTTATGCTAAAGCTAATTATTCCGTTGCTAACAACATTGCCATTAGCAGTCCAAACGATTGGGTTGCCATTAGCATCTAGTTTGGCTCCAGAGATAGTTCCGAAAGCTAAGAACTTTGCAGTACCAGCAATAGGTACGTTCAAAGCAGTTCTTTGAACGGATACACAACGAATAGTCCAAGTCTCTGGTGGAGAATTAACATCAACTAATGTTAGAGTTCCAAGAGATCCTAATCCAACATTTGTGCTAAGTGGAGTATAGAACGTACCACCTTGATCTTGCAAATGTGCGGACTGTAGAAGAACGCGGCCAGTTGTAGGATCTAATTGATAGTCGTAGTGATTACTAAAAGTTGTAGTTGAAGTAATTGGTCCAAGTTCTAACCCAACTAATGGAATGCCATTCTTGAATAGAGTCGTACGGTTATGAACTACAGGGAAGTTTTGAAGAGAAAAGTGTCTTCCATCAGCCCCTGTGTTTGACGTGTAGGTAGAATTTAGTCCGTCCTTGCCGCCACCTTGGGCTTGCGAAATTAAGACTTCACTTGTCGTACCTTGGCCTATCATGGCGGTGACACGTGAACCACCAGGGATGGCAACACCACTTGACTGGGTTACTACATCTGTGACTACTCCTGGTAGGATATTGCTTGCGCCTGGGATATTTGGCATGTTAAATCCTTCTCACTCGGTTTGTGGATTGCATCACTAAAATGTAGTAATATTGCTATCCTCTGTGTTATATTAGCACATTTTATTTGGCTTACATTCTTAAACTTTAGAATTTGCGTCTAATATGCCACAGTATTTTACAGTTTTAGTAGCATATCTAGTATGCTGACCTCCGTGTTGATGGTCATATTTGCTGCAACTGGACTATTTGGCTGGGACAAATTCGAAAAGGTTGCTGTAAAGAGGATAGCATCAATAGTTGTCTCTATTGGTATTTCTCTTCTCCATTCAGTCCTTATCTCTAATGTCAATGTTTGCCTAAATAGCTTATCATTTCGGTCGTCTGTCTCAGAAGTACCACTAACACTGATAGGCTTTACAACAATTCCAATATCATGTAGAGTGTCAAAGTGAACTTCTGTAAAGCACATTCCAATTAATTCTACTAAATCGTCTCTGGCCCTTAAGCTTCTGCTCAATACATCAATAATAATCGTACCTTCCCAGGCTCCGCTGGTTACTACGGCAGATGGTTTATAGATAGTCGTTTCATTGCCATATCCATCTTGAAAAAGGATTTTGCTGAAACTAACTGTTCCTTGGTTACGATTTATAGAAATTGGAACATATCTAGTTCCACCGCTCTTGACTAAAATTGCAGGATAGAAGATTCCTTCATATCTGTAATTCTCTCCAATAAAAAGACGGGTAGGTAAAACTGGATGGGTATTTAACTGAGGATTGGACCCTGGCCCACTGGGCATATCTGCTCCAGGCGGCAGATCAGTATGGTCTACAGTATTAGGAAATCCCCATTGATCTTTCGAGAAATGGTAATAACTATCGTGTGAAAAGAAATCACGCAATGTAGAAATGATCATTTCTTTAGGATATACTATCATCGATGATTGAACGATATTATACACATTCGACAGATCTGATTTTGTAAAATTGTTAGTTCCCATTAATCACCATCTGTATTTTACAACTATTGGAGATAAATACCAATTTATATAGTGAGCATTAGTTGTTCCACCTGTTCTTAGATAGTTCAGATCAAACGTTGCTGCAATTCTATGATTACCATCAATAGTATATGCATTTTGGAACGGGGCTATTTGTCCAGAAGAAATCGTCATATATTGGGTTGCGCCCGTCAAATTTGCTACTGTAGTTACACCAGGGCCTGCTGCTCCAGCAACATAATATGAGCTTTGTAATAATGAAACTGAATCCTCTGAAAGATCAAGTACATTTCCACCAATTTGAAGATTATTCTTAACGTCTGCTACACCATGAGTTGCATTATTAGTCGTAGCAGTTGGTCCAAATGGAATCAAGCTTAGAGTGAACTGATTATTTACATCAGTACCGATATCTAATGTTGCCGTAGCTGCTGTCATCCAAACGCCCATTTCGACTGAAATGATTTTTACACCTTGTGGTAAAGCATAATCTAGCGGGATACTAAAACTGTAGTCTCTTGAACCGACTCCAGCAGTACAATCATAATCTGATACAACTATATATTGAGCACCTGGGCCAAATCCTGGTGGTGGGAAAAAGCTTACATATGGAACAAGTCTAGTAACTCTAAACTTATTTGTTGTATCATCATAAACAACATCGGCTGGACGGGCCCCGGAACTAACACTCTTATTCTTTGGATAAGAGCTTGCTCCGAAACTACCTGTACCAATATAGTTCTGATAATCAGCAGGAGAAATAGATAGATAAGCTGTTTGATTAATGTTAGAGTGGAATGCCCATGCAGCAGGAATATTCAAACCAACATTTATATTCGTTCCATTAACAGTTGGACTATCAAAAGTATTATTAGTGATAGTTACATTGTTAATAGCGGTATTATCCATGGCTTGCACATAAGCCGATATAGTAACTCCAGATCTATTAAGTACGTTATTCGTAAATCTAATGATTGGGCCGCCAGTTGAGTTGCCTCCTAGAAGTACCATTGGGCTTGCAACATTGTTAACAACATTACCCATAGTATTTCCATGGATATTTGCACTGTTTTCGCACTTTATTCCAACAGTATATTCATAGCTTGTAATAACTGGGCCAACTGACTCTAACCAAGTTCTATTCTCTAGAATATTATTGCTTATGATACTTTCGCCAGCATCGAAATCAACTTGCTGGAAATTGTCTTGTCTTAATAGGATACCAATGCTTGGTGGTGTAATACCGCTATTATTAATGTCTCTATAAGAGCTTAGGAAAGCTGAGTTATAAACTGATAACCTATTACTGTTAATAATCAAGCCTTGTGCATTGATAGTTGTATAAGAAATTCCAGATCTCCAGTTAGCACAGCCAACCAATATCCAGTTACAAGCATTCTTCTCGATAGCACAAGCTCCGGTGCTGGCCTGTACCCAATCAACGTTATTTGTATCGGTCGCCTTGAATGCAATGTATTGTCCAACTGAGTCTAGGTTGGTGATTAACTTACAAGCATTGCTTTCGATTACTAACTGATCGGTCTTATCTCTGATCGTACCAAGATTTAGAGCTTCTGAGTTTGGTCCGGCAGATACTAGATCAGATGCTGTCATGTATCCGATGACGCCACATACGTTGTTGCTAATCTTACAATTAGTGCAAACCAACATAGCTCCAGTGATTGGCTGACCAACTGTTCTATCAGTGGATACCAAAATCATTTGATCTAAGTTACAAATATTGTCTGAAATATCTACGTCTACTAATTTAGGAAATGCTGGATATTCACCAATCGTTGGAGCAGTGATGACAGTAGATGTGATTGCAATAACAGCTCTTAGGTCATTACCTGCTGCCAAACTATTGAATCTATTTCCGCTGATATCAACATCTTGAACGATGGCTCCAGAGAATGGTCCGAATGGAATTCCACTAAGCTGCAAGCTGATGAACGGGAAGTGGTCAGCAATAGTATTGTTAAATACGCAATCTCTGACAATTAATCCTGTCAAAGAAGTTGTAACATTAGCATACATCATACCAGAACTGGCATTAACCAAATCTGTAGTAGAATAAGGTGGAGTGCCAGTTGGACGATAGGTGTAGTTGAAAGTACAATCTCTGAACTTTAGCCCAGATCCTACTGCAAATCCTTGTGCTATGGCTACATTGAATGTAGAGTCGCGGCAATCAAGTGAACTAGAGTTGCTGATAAGAGCATTTACATTTACTGTAGATGGATCAATTACTACATTGTTTAGAGTAGTGGCTGCATTGAAATTTATAGTGCAATTGTTGAATGTAACATTTGTTGCTGTTAGAGCGGCGTTAAATGTTACCGTTACATTGTCGAATGTAACATGCGACATATTCATAGAACTATTGAATACTAACGTGGCTGTAGAGCCATTACCAGTAATCATAAGTGGGAAATCAAGTCCAGGATCTGATGCTAAAGTAAATGCACCTTTTACTTCCAAATGTCTTTGGAATGCACTATTGAATTTTAGCCAGTTTAATGCTGTGGCTAATGTCTTGAAGTTACCTTGTGAAGCGTCACTAGTAAGAACGGCAGGGATATTAGAGTCAGAATCATTGACAAATCTTCTAACATCACGCATGGATGCGGTGGTTGCCGATGATACGCCGGAGCCTGTAACAGTAGATGATACTACGTACAAAACCGTTAAGTCTTTTCTATCGTTAAGGATGTAAGAGAAGGTTCCCGAGTCTATCTGGTAGGAATTACCAGTTACCAAATTTTTAACTGTGACTATTCTATTTGGAGCGTTTGGCGTTCCTAAAGTAGCATCATAGTCTGTCAAAACTACAGTAACTAATTCGCTATCTGAATTAACACAAAGGGCATAATTGATTGGAAAAGGAAGTGCCGTATAAACTTCTTGTAGTGGCGGAATGGTAAATGCTTGACCGTTTAGTGCCAACATATTTCCATTGACTAATGCTAAGCCGCCCTTCATTGACATTAGTCCGCTATTTACATATTGGCCAACAACGTATCCATCAAACCCTCTAATTACACCATTGAAATGTAATAGTCTGTCTGGCAATGATACAAAATCAAGTGCAGAAGTAGTTAGTTCTTCTTCGCTGATGTTTCCAAATTGTCTTAGGTCTTTTATCTGAGTTACAGTGTTTGTATCAGAACGCTCCTGGCAAGAAGCGATAATCATTATCTCTTCATCTAACCCTAAGCTTGGGAATAGCTGGAAGTCAATGTATTGATTAGTAAAGTTTGGAACGCTGTTTCCGAACTCGAAAATGATTTCTAGATAATCAATATTAGTTTCATCATAGAATCTAGTTACTTCACCTACCTTGCCAGAAATTACTGGTCCCAGTCTAGAGAAAGTGACACCATCATATGACGCCAGATTACCAGTATAAATTCCAGTAGTTGCATCAAAATTAGTTAGTTGCAACGTTATTTTATTAACGGAACCGAATTGATATCCTCTCAACTTCTTAGAGATGCTGACGATATCCATTTGACCCAAGAATGAAAGGCTGTTGTGAACTACGATACCATTAACTGTGATATCGCCATTAATACCAATTCTGCCTCTTTCATGAGTGAAGCTATTTCCATTTCCATCAACATATATTTCGAAGTGTCTCTTAAGTGCTGCACTTATAGCAGAGAAGTCTGTAGAAGTTTCTGTATTGAAAGATACTGAGGAGGCACCTAAATAAATTCCAACTACTGATCCTGGATTAGCAACTGTAGATGGTGAAGATCCTGTAGCATGAACTCCGTCATATACAGTGATTTGAGTCTTAACTGGTGGACAGCATGAGAATGTGACGCTTTGGATAATGAAACGGCCGTAGTTGACTGCTCCTAAATTCGTTCCAACCTGTTGAACAACGATTGTTTTACCAGCCTTCAATCCTGATGCTGATAGGTCTAATGGAATGTTATAAGTTACTGTGGTGTGACCTGGAGGGCCCGGGTTGTTGGTATAGCCGTCGATAGTTGCTACCCAATATCCGTCACCATAAGTATCAAGAACTTGTCCAACATCTAAATTGAGTAATTCACGTTCTGTTCCGTTGATGTAATAATTGTTACGTTTAAGTGGTGTGTGTAGAATTGTTGGGTAAAGTGCCGCTTCAGCAGAACCATATGAAGTCTGGAATGGAGGGCTAGCAACATTGGCTCCGAATGGACCGAATCCTAGTGGGTCTGGAGCTATACTTCCAGTAGCAGGAAATAGATCAACAACGTTATTTGGATAGTTAAGTGTAGTCGCACTCTGATCGTATACACCGCCTGGACTTACTACCGCACTAATTACAGAGAAAGATGCGTCTTTAATTGAGTCGGCCAACATAATACCGAATTCACCTTCATGTTGAAAAGCGATGAATCGATAGTTAAATCCAGGCTGTCTAAAGGCTGCATTGGTTGCATCAACAATAGAGGATAGAGTGTATGCCCCTGGTGTAGTGCCCTTATTTCCTGTTACGTCAATGGCTGGAAGAACAGTATATCCAGATAGAGGGCTACCGCCGGCAAATAATGCTAAATATAATAGATAGTGAGACTCGTTGAACTGGTCTGCACTAAAGTTTACACCGATACATTGAGCGCCACGAGGTGCGCCAATAATTAAGCTTGGTAGAACTGTGGTTGGGGAATCAACTCCGGCTACAGCTAGTACGCCATGCTTGTTGTTATTGAATAGTGGACGATCAATACGTACAGATGCGTGTGGAGCATAAGCAATGTTCTTGCCAGCAATTCTCACTATAAAAATCTTGTTTCCGCCGCCTTGAATGTATTTCTTTTCAGAGATGACGAACGGAACCTCTATGTTGTAACCGTCTGCTCCATAGTTAACCCTGATGATATCACCAGGTCTAACTAGAGCAAACTGCTCATCAAAAGTATTGTTGCTTGTAACGGATGCTGATGGCATAAGTTGGATGATATCTTCACCGATTGTGATATCATCTAATGGAATACTGCTACTACCAGTTCCTCTCAAATAGGCGATGGCTGGAGTAATTGAAACTAGTGATTGACCATAACCATCAGTTGTAAGACTAGAAGACCTTGAGTTTCTAGAGATGCCGTTGTGATAGAAGTTTTGGATTCTAGTGCCAAGCGTTAAGATGCTTGAGTTATCGATGAAGTCAGCAAAGGCTTGTACATCAGTAGCAGTTTGTGGAATAACCGCGAATCTGCTAGTGTTGAGGAAAATGCCACTTGCTAAGTGAGCAAAGTGAGATGAATAAGAAGAACCATTGTTTGTGGTAATGGTCTTTGCAATACCAAATGGAGACCCGTCAGCCCACTGATGAGCTAACAGTTCATTGTTCATATCATTGACTACTGCATATGCACTATCATTATCACGAGCAACTCTGAAAACGTTGTTTAAAAATAGTGTAGAGCTTCCAGCTACATCAATCTGAAGTAAATCATGGCGATAGATTGCACCAATAAGATGTGGCTCTAGCTTTACACCAGAAACTGAAATCCAATTTATTGCTAAATTAACTTCTCTAGACAAATCCTTTATGTAATTGTAAAGATCCTGAGTTCTAAAATCTAAATGTAATTTTGATTCTGGGATACCTGCGTTATCCGCAATCATATTATTGGTAATTAAGCCAAGACTAGTTACTATGGAAGAAATTACAGTATTCTTCATAGTTCCATCAGGATTAAACGATACACCAAACCTATCAGCTAGAGTTGGAGTGCTGCCAGAAAGATTGAGCCCTAAAACCAGCTCAATTTGCATAACGGCATCTCTCAGAGCGTTGATGGCATCGCCACCAATCTGATCAATATTGTTATTTACAACTGGTAGCGTTGTATCATCATCATAAGCTGTTGGATAATTAGTCATATCTCACCATGTCTCATTATATATCTAAAAATTGTTAGACCTTACCCTATTGGAGAAAACTCCCTAACATTAATGCGAAACAAGTAATATACTTGTTATCCCTGACAATATACAACAGTACCTGCTGCCCCTGCTGAGCCAGTACCACTAGGGCCAGAGCCTGCTGCGCCACCACCAGCAGAGGCAATTCCGAGCCAGGATGGTTTAGTATTGTAAATGATAACGACACAACCGCCACCGCCGCCACCACCACCAGCCCAGCCTGCTGTGTTTGCTCCTGCTCCACCATTAGCTTGTAAAATGCCACTTCCTGCTAATACATTGGCACAAATTAATAGAATGCCGCCTCCACCACCGCCTCCACCACCGTCAATTGCTGGGCCACCAAGAGGTGATGCTCCACCACCTCCACCAGTACCACCGGCACATGAAATAATGTTAGGAGAGCCTATTGGAGAACTACTGACTGCAATATTTGATGCTAGCCAATTACTTATAGTAAAACGAGTAATATCAAAAACTGTTGGGCTTGGATTATTACGATCGCCTCCTAAATTGGCTGGATTACCACCTGCACCACCTGTACCACCAGTTGCCACATTAGAATTAGTTCCAACATTTATAAAGCTTACTCCAGATTGAGATCCGCTAAAATGTAAACCTGATCCTCCATCAGAACCACCGCCAGTCCAAGCCCATGTTGCTCCAAGACCCTCAGTTGTACCAACAGCATCATCACCAGAGTTATCTATAGTTCCATTAACTGTTAAAATCCCAGTACACATAATAACAAATCCACTTGTCTTAATTGTTACTAAAGGATCAACTGTAAGATTGGTGCAAACAATATTTCTATTCATAGTATATGTTTTGGTGGCTGGAACCGGCGTTAAACCTAAAACAATACTTGTTCCATCAAATGTAGCTACGCCATCAGTACCACTTCCAAAATAAGCTCTGGCTGAAGATCCAGGACTAGTTGGAATCCATGATGAGCCATTAAATGTTAGGGTTTGACCGCTAGTTGGAGCAACTGCTGATACTGAAACAGTTTGCAATTTAGCAACTATTGGACTAGGATATGTTCCAGCTAAGTCTCCGCTCGCCGCACCATTTGGTGGCAAGGCAGCAACAGTAGTTGGTATCCAAGTGGCACCATTCCACTGTAAAAATTGTCCATTTGATGGAGCTGCAGGCGAAACTGGATGACTCTGTAACTGTGCAACGGTTGGGCCAGGATAAGTTCCTGACAAATCTCCACTGGCAGCACCGCCTGGTGGTGGCGCCGCAGTAGGAGTCCATGCACCAGCAGTAAATGCTAATACTTGACCGGCTGAAGGAGCAATATTTACGACAGGATATCCTTGCAATCCACTTACCTTAGGAGATAAAGCGGTAGAAGTGGTGCCGCCAAGATCTCCACCTAAAGTAACTATACCTAAATTAGCAGTGCTTGTACCTTTAGTAGCTTGATTGATAGTTGGAACTGTTAAGATAGCAACAAGCTCTTGTAATGCTTGTTGAACTGTTGTAGTCGTAGTGCTATTGATTACCAAAGTTGGAAACAAATCAGTTTGTGTAGCATTATGTCTAAACTCAGTACCATCGACATGCTTTTGAAAGTCGAAACGATCGGTGACTAATCTACCGACGCCTGGAACGTAATTTGGAGATGAGGGATTTTGGCTATTTGGCATTATGTAAGCTCACTTTGATATTATGCTTTCTTATTAGTTCTTATTATCTTAACAACTGAGTTGTATTTTAATCCAAATTTTTCGGCTAATTGTCGTTTGGTATGATCACCAATATTCCACAAACTAATAATTTCGTTTTTTACAGATAGTGGTATTCTAAATGAAAAATCCTGTTTTAGAGCAGACTCTCTATTTTGCCGTTTACGCTCCTCTGAAATAGGATCCCTATATTTTCGTGAGGATTGTGATTTAATCATATTTTGTCTAGTTTCAATTGAGTGCGTTTTATTAGACATTCCATTATTTTTACCCGCATTAGCTTTTGATATTTTCTGTCTTGTCTCTATAGACGGAGATAGTCCTGATGCACCCTCACCACCATCAGTTAAATTATATCCAAAAGTATTTTGATATCTTGCAATATTAGTTTTGTAATAAGCAATCCAATGCATTTCTTTTGTAAAAATTTCATCTTCTAGATCACACTCGTCAATAATTTCTAAACAGAAATTGTCTTTTCCATATTTTGCTATAGCTGCATGTATTGGCTGAAATTGATTTGGACCAGCATTTCTATGATTCGCTACATAAATGTGTCTTTTGAATCTAGCATTAGGGTTTTTAGATTTGCCTATATAGATTTTGCCGTTGATTTTGTTTGTAATTTTATAGACGTAAAAGGGCATAATCATCTGCGAAAATATGCACAGATTATGGCAGAATAATAGCGTGTGTGTGGCCAAGTACCATTTGTACAGTGCCGTCTATTATTACATGATTATGACCCTGGCTAACGGCTGTAGTTTGATTGATTTGTCCTATTGACAAAACCTTTTCATTTACAACAATCTCGTGACTGTGTGGCGGAAGACCAAGACCAAAACCAAGACTTGTATTGAGTTTCTTGGGGAAATCAGCAGTATTTCTGAAGACGCGAATCTGGTAAGCTGGGTCATACTTACGAATTCTAAACGTTCTAAGTTTTTGACCACCTTGTTGTCCCAAAATAGTATTGTTACGAGTTACGCCAGCAACTTCATATCTAAACTCTTCGTTATCATTTTGATCAAACAAAATCAAAATATCTCTTGTTTTAATCGTCGGAACAGTTAATGTCCAAAGACCCAATGGAAATTCCGATTCCATTCCAGCTTCATACATCTTTAGATTTTCTTCAGTTGGGTCTGGTCTAACCAAAATTCTACCATCAGATCTTCTTGGATTAAAATACTGCTCATATCCGAAAACAAACTTCGTTCCATAACAGAATGGACATCTATCATCTGGATACTCACTAGATGCCAAATAACACGAACATGTTACGCCAGTTTGCACTCTCTTAATTAGAACTGCCGGACGACCGTCGACAGATAATAGAACATCTTGCCTTTGCGTATTCTGATCTTGTAATGAGAATCCACGATAGATGTTATAATTACCATTGGCATCAATACATCCCATCTCTCCACCAATATAGCTGCCTACACACGTGCCATTTAGAAGTTGAACTGGATCTGTTCTGTGATATCCGGCATAGTCATATGGCGGGAAAGTTATGTTGGCAGTGTCAGCAGCAGATAAGTCGGTTGATAGAACGTCTTGCGTTACCTGGCGATAACCATCTAGAATAGTAAATGGAAAGTTAGGATACTCAAAACGCGTTTGACAAACATAAATATTGTCCCAGCGATTATCTTCTTCAATAGCCATTACGCTAACAAGCGGAGTGTATGTGTTGTATCCATCAAAACCAGAAACTGTATGACTTGTGATTGGAGTAGAGTTAAAACCTCTTCCTCCAGGAAGGCCAATAGCCCCGCCAACAGTTTGTGCCGTGAAGTAATCGCCTAGATGAAATTTGGTAGTCTCTGTAATAGAGAAACTTAGGATGCCATTAGAAACTACGGTACCATTAGCTGCCCATACAAAATTGTTGCCATATCCATCAACTAGGCTGCCAGATAGAGAACCGATGGTCTCAAATTTGGCACTAGAATATCCGTCGATTCTTTCCTCAACACAAAGAATTTTCCAAGTCTCATTGCGTGGTGTTAATCCAACCAATGCCAAAGAATTTATTGTGCCAGTGCCAACGTTACTTGGATTTGGTAAATAGTATTGTAGATTTGATTGTAAAGCCAAATGAGCTGGAGTATTAGCTCCTGCTGATGGAACAATCAAGTTATGGTTAACTGGATCAACGGCCAAGTATCTAATTAGCTCTATTCCTACCTGTACAATACCGGTAGCTGGAAAACCAGTTACATCAAGTAGCGGAACGATTAAGTCAGTGGCCGACATATTGGATCTTAATATACTACTTGGATAGAACCTAACATTATCATGTGATATTGGCAAGTAATTTAAGAACGAGATCACATTAGGATCATACTCTACTGGCCTAAGTGAGAACCAATAATCTTGACCAGGATTAAGTCCAATTATATTGGCTGAAACCGAGCCATCAATAACTACAAGTTTAACACCTTCTTTGAATACGGTGTCCTGAGATGTAGAATAATAAAGGTGGTAAGCTATTTTGTTTCTTTGATTATCTGGATAGGCAATAAACCACTCTAAAGTAGCGGATTGACCGTCACCCAAAGACAAAGCATGTTTTAGCCCACTTAACAGAGGGTTAGCATAATGAACCATACTATAATTCTATTTTATTCGGAGAATTATAGTAATATTGCTAGATGTTATATATGAACATGAGGGCCGTCATGCCAAGTTTAGAGTCCATAAATAATTTGAAGTCAAAAGAAAAAGAAATTTGCGAATTATATGCAAGCGGAGAATCTTCGAATAAAATTGCCGCCAAACTGCAACTATCAAAATCAAGCGTTAAGAAAACGCTTAAAAACCATGGTGTCATTATCAGAGACGCCTCTTTTTCACATCAAATATATGGAGTTAACGAAAATATCTTTGAAAATATAGACTCACATGAAAAAGCATACTGGGTTGGATTTTTAACAGCAGATGGAACTATTACTGGCGGAAGATTAAAACTAGCATTGGCAGTTAAAGATATAAAACATTTATATGCATTCAAAAAGTTTATGGGATCAACACACCCAATACTTACTTATAAACAATTGCAAGGCAAAACATCAGCCGTTAAAAACAAAGAGAAAGACTATTACTACGCAATAATAGGATTCTCAAATAAAAAACTAATACAAGACTTATCTAAATACTCAATCACAAAACGTAAAAGTTTTACTGTAAAATTTGGACAGAATATCCCCCATAAATATATGTGCAGCTATATGGCCGGCTTAGTTGATGGCGACGGATTTATTACCGTTAGTAATGATAATATTCATTTTGGATTTGTTTCTCACGAAAAATTCGCACAAGATTTTCAAAACTACTTAATGAAAGTATGCGATTTGCAAGAAAATAAGCTGGCCGACCATGAAAACGTTAAGAGCGTTAGATATGGCGGAAAACAAGTAAAAAGAATACTGGAATTTTTGTATTCTGACACGCCTGTCTTCTTGGAAAGAAAGAAAAGCAAATTAGACTTTTTCCAATAGGACCGACTCTAACTCGTCTCTTTTATTTTTATTATCTATCTCATGATGATCTAATAGCTCTTCTACATACTGTTCCGCCTCATCTTTGCCAAATTGTTCAGCGATATACTCTACTTGATTAGAAAATCCTTCCCTTTCGTACGGATTATCTAAATAACTTCCATCATCCGAGCTTTTGGTTGCTTTATTTCCAGTTGTTTGCTGAAGCCAATGAGTCATCTCATGGACGCCGTAAGAGAAATCTTCAAAAAAGTCAGCATCTGTCAATAGTTTGTAATTGAAAATGATTACACCATGATCGGTTTTAGCGGACACATCTAGTTCTCCAAACATCATTGGAATGTAGTCAAGCTCTTCAATACTTACTCCATACTCCTCAAATACTTTCTGTACCACATCGTTCTTTTTTAGATATTCTCGCATTTTCTTAATCATGCGATCTAAAGACTTATAGGGCAGTTTTTTGACCTGGGAGAGCGGAATTTCTTTTTCTTTTTGCACGGCCATACAAGTATGGTTAAATAGTCATACGAGGTCATCATGGCATTTTTAGGAATTAGAGTCCCGCAGACAGTCGGCAAACAATTGTCAAAAATAGACGTTCCCGGCGAAAAAAGCAGTACGTCAGAATTACACATAACTCTCTTATATTTTGGCAAGCAATGGCCAGTATCAGAAATTTCCAAAGCTCTGGAAGCTTGCTACGAAGTAACTTCCAAATTCAATCCATTCTTTGCCAAATTGACAAAGGTAACTTCCTTCTCAAAACTACCTAATGACAAATTCCCTGTCATTAGTAAAGTGGAGTCTGAAGAACTTCATCAACTACGAACTATGTTGGCTAATAAGTTTGACGAAGAAAAAATAGAGTTCTCCAAAACTTACAAAGACTTTAATCCACATGTTACGCTATCATATTCTGATACGGCACCTGAAGAGATTGAGTTTGCCCCAATAGAGTTTGCTATTGAGGAAGTAATATTGTGGGGAGGTGACCATGGTGAGGATCGAATTTTCGTTACTCTGCCACTTGGTGGCACCCAGTTCGATAAAGATGCTATGCGATTGAAGAAATCTGAAATCCTTGATAAGATAGCCAAAAATCTTATGCAAGAGTTCTTTACTCCATCAATTGAGCGCAGAGAAACAGAACGATGATATATTTGGTTTATCATAGAATCTATTTGACATGTAATGCGAAATGATTTCTTAAATTCTATATCTTTCAGAAAAAACTTTAGCTACTTTTAGTATTGTAATAAAGGAAGCTTTTTTTTCTTCAAAAGGCAATTCCAATTGTGGATTTGGTTTTGATACCTCTTCTTCGAATAAAGGATTTCCTGCTTCATCAGTTTTAGATACCATACGCTTTTTGTCCCACCATGGTGGAATAAATTCTTTTTGAAAACTATCACTCATACTTTTATGTGCAAATTCAGGAACACCATGCTGCTGTCGTTTAAAAGCTTCACCTTGGTCTGCCACCACTTCATTAATGCCAAAACTATAATCATGAGCTTCGGCAAGAGTCTTATATGGCGAAAGCTCCCAGGCACTTAAATTGGTGTTGTCAACAATAATTAGATCTATATTTTCACTAATTGCTTTCATAAACTTTTTGAAACAGTACTTATGTGCATCAGATATTTTAGTACGATCAAATGCATAAGTGCCGCCGCCTAGTTCATAAAAGAAATCGTCTGCACTACAAATTGCTGTAGTTTTGCCCTCTGATTTGGCCTTGTCAATTAACTGTTTGGCTAATGAACTTTTACCAGATCCCGGAATAGCCCTCATTGCTATTACTTGTCCCATACTTATCTCCTTAAATAATTCTTCTTGCTCTTAGGTGTCTAAGCCTTGCAAAGGCTGGATTTATAGCACTATTCATGCTGAACACACCCAAACCTCTTGGTGCTGGACGCAAGCTGTTCTTAATATACTTTAACTTTTCCCAATAGTGAGATAGCAAGGTACTATATTGAGTTTGCATTAACTCAGAAACTGTTGGTGGGCTAAAACTCAAACCGTTGTCTGTTAGTTGGAATTCACGGCCACGCTCGATAAGAGACTTGGAAGCCAGTGCATATAGAGTTGCACCTTCTACTAAAATTTCTCCGAATTGTTTGACGAAATCATTGTCATCAAACTCGAAGAAAGTAAAGTAAGGCACTTGATTAAAATCCCATAAAGCTGTGGCGATAAAAGTAGTCAACATGTCTACAGAAAAAATATCACAGTCTACATAGACAGTGTTTCCATATGGGTCAACCGACTTGGCCTTACCAGAGCTATTCAATCTCATTTTAAGAGATTTGATTAGATGATTGATATTGATTATAGCGGCTTGCGAATAGTTGAATCCAGGGTCATCTCCTAAATGGACATAACCATCTGTATTGATTGATGGTACTTGAGTATGTGTAACTACGAAGCTGAATGTAGTCTCTACTCGGAAGCCGTTGATATGAGCGACCCAAATATCGTTAAATACACCGTAAGGTCCGTTGATAGGAACGGTGAAGATAAAAGAATACTTGCCGGTCGATATCTGCGACACTCCCACGGAGGTCGGAGCTATGGCAACCAACCCGCTTGGCTGAACGATAGAAATTGTTGGAAACGAGTCAGCGTTGACGGGTGCCCCTGTTTGGTCTTTAAATTGTACAGTTAGGTTAACCTGTTCTGTTACGTCGATTAACTCACCTCTGGCTTTAATTACCATGAACGTCTCCAAATCTCCATTATCGATCTATTATCTACAGAAATGTTAGAATATGAATACAAAATCTTAAAAGGCGGTAGATATTATATGTTAATATGCTGACATTTATGTGAGGAAACTAATGCCAAACGTCTTATCATATTCCCCTGGACAAACAGTAACCATAATTCAAGAGGTTTTGAATTTAGATGGCTACAGAGCTGACGGTTACAATTTTTCCGGATCAGGGGCTCTTGGCGCCCCTGTAATTGCCAGAATAGTGTTTCCTAATTTTACACTAGCAACTGGCTATCCTCTTACTATGACTAAATTGGATACTGGGCTATATATTTCCTCATTTGTTCTACCTATTGGAGCGACTGCTGTTGGAACGTATATAGCTGACATATATTGGTATCATCCTAGCACGCTTAAATTGCAACAAAATTATGTTCAAATTATTGTAACAGCTCCATTTGGATTATATGGAGTAACTATATGACACAAATTCTTCCTCCACTAACCCCTATTACTACTGCTCCTGGTGTTCCTGAACCAAGGCCAACTCCTATGGCTGGTGATGTTATAGGATCAACCCTTGCAAGCACAGTAGCTAAAGTTGAAGGCAATCCATTTGAGCCAGTTACATACGGCTCTGAACAAGACGGATATGCTTTTATTTGGGTAAACAAAGATAAACAAATAGAAGCTAAATCTATTTCTCATCCGGCCGTATGGGATCAGACAGAATGGTATGTAGATCCTATTAGTGGAAATGATACAAATAATGGATTAACTCTTGCTACAGCAATAAAAACAGTATCTGAATATAGACGTAGAGTCGGTCCAGTACATGAGATCAGCAGAAACATTGTTATGCATATCATGTCGTCACTGCCTGTAACTGACTCGCTCGACTTGTCTGGCATTCGATCTGTTGGTTATACAGTACAAGACTGGGTACCATTTTCTTTCACCGTGATTGGACATGGAACAGTTGTAGCTTCTGGAGTAGCAACTGTTCGACAGCCAAATACGGCATTGAACATTCCTCACGGCATGAGTTGCGCAACTATAGGAAGCTTAGCGCCATATGTCTTTATGGGAACGATGATACAGAAGACCAGTGGGTTACAGAGCACCGACTCCGTGGACCCTGTGACGCTCTATACGACACTAGCCACATCGATGTGGCTAGCCAAAGATGAGGACGGAGTTACAGCCCGCATGAGCTGGCCAGCGTACCTGGACGATTGGAATTTCAGCAACCAGCAGTGCGACCAAGGAACGTTCACGACTGGTGACACATTCGATATTGTGAATCTATGTCAGATCCCTATAGTGACCCTGCCTCCACATGGATTATGGGCTGACATTCGATTCGAACGCTGTTTCTTCACATGCGACTCCCTTACATACGTAGAAGCCACAGGTCAAACTTTTATTCAATGTGCGATCCGTACGATGATATCTATTGGTGTACCTAGTACAGCCACGGATTGTCAGATTGGTGCCATCTTCGGTACAACTCAGCCCTCGTCTTCCTGCTATTTCACACAAGGCTTATTCCTTGGCACCACTCTCGTAAACAGTGGTCGATGTCAGATCCAGAACTATGCGATGCTTCAGGGAGTATCTACTTATGTACCAAACTCTACCGTAGAAGGTGCTGGCGGCGGCATCTCGTGCCACACGAGAGGAATTGGTATCTACGACTCGCCTCTTAGTGGTATAGTAATAGGACACACACAAGTTATGTACATCAATGGCGCGATCTGGGGCAGCGGCAACGCAGGACATCCGATCGAAGTGCTGCGTGGAGGAAAACTATTCTATGATCCTACTGGCGGGGCGCTTACTTTAACTGGTGGAATTGGACTGTCTGACATTATCCTTGGAACAAAAACTTCTGGACCAGCAGTAGATACTATATATCCATATGCTTTTACAACAGATCGCGCTTATTCATTTGCTAATCTTATAGCATCAGTTGCTTCTGGAGGATTTGGAGGCAATATGTTTGATCCTCTTAATCCAAATACAGCAATTATAATTGGTGACTAATGAAAAAACTACAACCATCATTTTGGGTAACTAATATAACTAATAGAAACGTATCATTGGCTGATTTGGCCTTAACTATCAAAGCATATACTACAGTTAATCTGTTAGATAAGAGGCATTATAGTTATACTATTGAACAACTTCTAAAATCTAAAGAATCCGGTTCTTTATTCAAGAAAGGATACATGATTAAAGTTCGTGATATTCCGCCTCCAGAAAAAGAGAAAGAACAGATGCCAATTCAAAGAGAAGCTATAATGCCCTCTAGAGAAAGATCTATTCTTGCTATTGACGTAAAAGAATATGATGAGCTAAAAATATCTGAAGAGGATCAGAAAAAGCAAGAAGAAATTTACGCTCAAGAGAATGCTGATTTGGCTGAAATTGACATTCAAAGATCTATTAGTGTTAAAGGGCAATAAACATGCAACTACCACAAACTTCAAATCCACTTTTATTTTGGATGGATCCTTCTGAAAAATTTGTATACAAAGATTCGTCTAACAAAATTACATCTATTTTAAATAGAGTAAATGGTGAGCGTATTTTACCACCCACAATTGGGCCAACTTGGGTAGATAATTCATTAAATGGTCATCCCACTTTATCTTTTACAGGATCACAAAGTTTGATATATAATTTTAATCAAAACGGAGCGTCTTCTGGATTTAAAAAACCATTTATAATGATGTCTGTAGCTCGTACACTTAGTCCAGTATCTCCACAGAGCGTTCTAATGCAGGGATTTGATCGAAGTGTAAGCGCACTTAGCTCTGTTCAATATACAATATTTAGTTCAAATGCAGTATCTATTAGTAAAATAGATGATATAGGCAATGCAGGATTTACTTCTGGGGCTGCTATTGATACAAAATATCATTTATATTGTAATATATATGATGGAACTTTATTAAAACAAAGAATTGATGGAAAAGAAGTAAATAGTGGTGATGCTAATGCTATTGTTAATAGCAATATGAATCAAATAAGTATTGGCGATTTAAGCCCTCTTGCTGCTAGTCTTGCCGTACATTTTTATTTCACTGGAAATATTGCAACTACTTTGGCATATACTACAAATTATGGCTGTTCAATAGATTATTCAGCAGAAGATTATCTTATGAAGTACTACGGCCTATAATTAGATCTTCATAATCTCAACGCTGGTAGCCTTTGGATCACCACGCTTGTTGATGCCTAGACCGAAAGAAACTTTCTGCCCCTTGTATAAGGTCTTGAAGCCTTCACAGGTAACATCAGAGAAGTGAACGAACATGTCCGCTTGCTTAACTCCGTCTTTTTCCCAACCAATAAAACCAAAACCGCGTTTCGGGTCAAACCAGAGAACTTCTCCGTAAAACTTTTCATCATTACTCATCTTTAATTCCTTTATTTATCACTGCACACAAGCTGATTGTTAACATATAGCTCACCACCACCGCCAAGAAGCTTGTACATTTCTACGGCTCCTATTTTGGCCATGTCAGCCCTCTCTTGATCGTTTGCACATGTTCGCATTAGTTTATCATACTTTGCAAACAATAACATCATGTCTCTTTCACAACCAACCATACGAGCATGAGTTAATAATCTCTTGCGAGTCTCTCGTTCATTTAAAACTCTATCGCTTAGGTTATCAGGATTGGTCGCGTCAATTCTTCCATCTAGTATAATCGGCATTACTTAATCTCCAACTTGAATGACTTGTTTGTAAATTGCACATAAGGAATATCAATGTCTATGTTCTTTTTACCGTCTAACTTATAAACCAATACACGTTTGTTTGGCAATCTGGTAGATGGAAACACGCCAATGATCTTGAGTCTACCAGTGTGAGTTAATGCGTGGCAATTGGCACATAAAATAGCTAAATTAAAATCATGATTAGTTGTATTGATCTCGGTTCGTTCAATGATATGATGCAGCTCTAGCAATCTAGGGTCGGACACATTACACGATTCGATCTCGCACTTATCTTTGATTAACTTACTCATGTCTTACCTTACTATATCAAATTATTGAGGAATGTTCGTGGGTGGTGGAGCTTTACCGCTCTGTGCAGAATTAATAGTAGCCACGTTTGATTGTCCAGTTGCGGCAATTTGAGCTGTTTCAGTTTTTGCTACCGTCCACATATAAATGGTGGCTATTGTTCCAATTATTGCGGCAAATGATGCATCCATGTGTCCAGAAAGAGAAACAGCGGCTGAAACACCCAAAATTATGAGTGACATGGTGGCTTTTTTTGATTGTAATAGCCCTACAAATCCAATCATTTCTTTACCTTATATTGCTTTAGCTTTTCAAGTATTTTTTCACACTTATCGTCAAGATTCTGATAAGTTTGCTCTATATGCTTTTGAAATTCGCTTTTCTCAGCATCGGCTTTAACTTCAATAATAACCGGATCTAATTCAAGTTCGCAAGATTTCATTATAGCTCCGAAAGATATGCCGTTTAATTACTATCATCATCACTATTATTACGACGATCATTGTGCATAATTTCTAGTATTCTATCTAGTTTTTTATCTATTTTATCCTGATCTCTAATAATAGTACGAATTTGCTCTTGTACAGTATTTAGCTCTAATGCAAACTCATTATTTGATAATTGAAGGTCTTTTATTTCTGCTGATTTAATAACCATGGCATCTGATAAAATCTGAGCCTTTTGTGATACAGCATTTGCTAATGCGTCTGCCTTTACAGATACAGCATCAGACAGAACTGTGGCCTTAATTCTATCAGCTAGGTCCTTATCTTCCTTATCAGTCTTTTTGTCGCGAAATCCTAGATAAGCAACAACCAGAGAAGATACTGAAATAAAACCAGTTATTATTTGGAAAATTGTTGTCGTATCCATAGGTCTCCCATTGTAATAATTGAAAGATTACAACTTAATGTTAGCTAATTGATATAGGTCAATTATACAATGCTATATCTTGTTTTTAAGTAGCTAATTAATGATGTTCTATCGGGTGCTGATAGCAAAGCATCACAAATAATAATCTCATATACTCTTCCAACAAATCCGGCAGTATATGTGCCGTCGTTACCGATAGTAAATGAAACGCCTAAAGCATTAGTTCCTGCGTTTCCAGTTGTTCCAGCTCCACCATCTAAAGAAATATTGGATGATGCTCCATTAAATTTCGCATCAATTATATGATCAACTACACCAAGATTAGCATCAGTTATTCCACTTCCAGCACTCATTGTTGCAAATCCGGTAGAATTTTGCTGAGAAATAACTGTATTTCCACCAAATCCTGAGTCAAATAAGTATACGTTTCCGCCAGGAGTTCCTGCTGATCTTACAACCATGAATACTTCAAATGGCTGTGGATTAGATGGCGTACCAAATCCAATAATTGATTGTGTGCCAGTAAGATTAAGATATCCTAATCCTGCATTTGCAACATATCCTGGACGATTAGCTACACTTGGTTGAGTGGCATTATATCCATTAGGGCTTCTATCAGTTAATGTGGCTACATTATTAGATCCGTCCAATACTACTAAATCTGCTCGCAACCAAGCAAATAAAGATGCCAAATTAAGTGGAGTAAATGGTGGTGAACCACCAGTACGTTTTGAAAAATTACTCCACAATTTGCCAAGTAAATTTGTATTAGTTATAAACCCGCTCATTATACCATCATGATGTTATAGTCATTGATTAATCAATATAGAAAAACTTAAAGTAAATTATGGTATACTATATCTTGTTTTAAGATAGCTAGTAATTTTGGCACGATCTGTTGTAGATAATAATGAATTGAATATTACTACTTCATAAATGCGGCCAGTCCAACCAAATGATCCTCCACCGCCACCAGCATAAGATCCAATTAACACATTAGCTCCTAATACTGCTGCCCCTGCATTTCCTGTAACTCCAACATCGCCATCGATACTTATATGAGATGCTGCTCCATTAAATTGAGCATTATAGATGTGGTCTGCATTACTAGCTATAGCAATATCACTTACTAATGAGCTGGCGGCATATATTATTGAACTAGGCGTACTTGTTGCAGATCCTGCCAATCCAATAACAGTTTGATTGCTAGTACCAGAATCTATTAAATATCTAGTGTTTGCAGATACCGTTCCATCATAATTAGCTACAATAAATACTTCATATGGTTGAGTGTGGCCGGCTGTAGTAGCAGCTAAAAATGTTGTTACGGTCGAATTGATATAGCCTAAACCATTATTGGTAGAATAAACCGGTTGAGATACCGCTGTATTTTGAATAGCGTGATAACCATTTGTACTTTTATCTGTCCAAGAAGAAACTTTAGTTCCTGCAAGAGTTACTGTATCGCCACGATACCAAGCAAATAAAGATACTAAATTAAATGGAGTAAAAAATGAACCACTAGGTGATGAAGAAAAATTATGCCAACTATCTCCAAGTCTAGCACTAGAAGATAAAAATCCACTCATTAACGAGTTCCCCAGGCCTGAACAGATACTACAATTGGGCCAGTAGATCCTGACTTAATTCTAAACCAAATTGAAGAAACAACTCGGTTATCAAAAGATAATCCCGCACTTGGTTTTGTAGAATCTAACTCTCCATGAACGGTAAGTCCATTGAATGAATACTCTACTACGCCCGTTCCTTCATTAAGGAAAATTAAACTTTGTGTTGGAAAAGTTATGATAAGATCTGGCTGTTTGCCATCAACGCTGGCACCGCCAAAAGTAGCCGCAGTTACAGAAACTTTCTCAAAAAAGTTGTAGTCTTTACCATGTGTAACATAGCCTTTGCCTGGGAAACGATTAGTCATAATTTATCCTTTACAATCTTATAGCAAGATACGGAATTATTACATTGTGTAGTTGGATTTGGCGTCATTGTAGCCCTTTTCCATCATTTCTCGTATCTTAAAAGGCCTGAAATCTAATAGGTCTTCAATTAGATTAGAGTCTGGTCTAATGATATTGAGCTGAACAAGCTTTTTCTCTGTAATTCCTGCCTGAGCCATCCTATTATACATCTCTACCTTTTCAATATCATTAGCCATAATCTTATCTGTCGATAAATCAAGGCTTCTTTTCAATACATCTACAGTGGTCGGATTTTCAATAAACTTCTTCATCCTAACCTTTGGATTAGTAATGATAACATCAATAATATCCGCACCTAAATCTACAGCCTTCTTAATAGGTGAGATCTCCTTGACCCCACCATCCGTCCAAAGCTGTCCTAGAAAACTAACTGGTGTCAGCATGCCGGGGAATGAGGCCGAGGCGATTACAGCATCTATGAAGTGATCGGATGTCTGGTCAAAAATAGTGTATTTACCAGAACTAAGAGATACTGTTCCCACGTTCACCATCTTACCACTTTTTCTAATCTTATCTAAATCAATGCCATTTCTTAATAGGTTATGTAACGGAGAACTGTCATAGAAACTCTTTTTCCAAATTGCGTGCCATCTGCCAAACGGAAACCATCGCTTGTAGATTTTGGTCGAATCTATTTCATTCCACAAATCACATAGAAGGCTAGAAGATTGCTTCTCTTCTCCATATGGGAACATAGCTAGGAATGCAGAATTGATTGCTCCAACAGATACTCCGCAAAAAGCGTCATACACCGTGCCCAATTCACCTAT